TGGTCTTAAGCATTGAGTACAGCTTACGCTCTACCTCGCTGCCCCTGATGTGCACAATGGTCATCGGGTTCTTTTGGCCGGGGCGGTCTATGCGGGCATTGGCTTGCAAGTACGTCTCAACTGAAGTGACGGGAGCATACCAAACGATTACGTTCGCGGCTGTCAGGGTTAACCCGTGTGACGCAGCTTGTGGCTGAATGATTAATACTCTTGGGTTATCCTCGTTCTGAAACCGCTTGACGATCTCACCACGCTGCTTGACCGGCACTTGCCCGTTAATCACATCACAAGTAATGCCGCCCTTAACTAGGTAGTTACGTAGCAGCTCGATGGTGTGGGTGAAGGGGACAAAGACTAATACTTTATGGCTAGCTTCCTCAATGACTTCTTTCACCACTTGTAAGCGGTTGCTCACATCAAACTCAACTACTTCACGGCTGTCAGAATAAACTGCACCGCCAGAGATTTGCAGTAGCTTGTTTAAGTTAGTAGCAGCATTAACGCCTGTGATCTCCTCACCCGCAGCCACGATGGACATACGCTTACGCAACTCCTCGTAGAACTTACGCTGTTGTGCGGTCAAAGGTGCTTCACGATCAACATGGGTTACATCTGGTAAGTCCAGACATTGCTTCTTCTCAAAGCGGATGGCAGGTTGCAATGCTTTATGCACCACATCCTTTGCGTTATCTTTGGTTGCCCACTTGTACATGCCGATCTTGTACATAACCTGATCTCTGAATTGCCCGTACCACTTAGGCACGTTGTCAGGGTTGACCAGTTTAGCTAGGCCATAAGCATCCACAGGGGATTGCGCAGCAGGCGTACCCGTCAGCATCCACAGCCAGTCAACTGCTTTGGACAAGGAGTTCATGATCTTCCAGCGGTCAGTCTGCGAGTTCTTGTAGGCAGATGCTTCATCCACCACAATCATGTCAAACCCACCTTGGGAGATTGTGTCTAACACCGTACCAATACCATCAAAGTTAATGATGATGTATTCAGCACCACCGTCAATGACCTTCTTGCGGCGCTCACGTGACCCATGTGCAACGTCTACCGTGCGGTGTATGGCAAACTTAAACAAGTCCTCACGCCATGCTGACTCCATAATAGATAGAGGGCACACGACAAGTACTCGCTTAACCAAGCCTAAGTCCATAAGGTAATCTGATGCCCAGATCACAGAGGCGGTCTTACCCGTACCTTGCTCGTTAAAGCAAAAGGCTTTCTTGTTCAGCGTCAGGAATGATGCTGTCTCTCGTTGGTGCACAAAGGGCGTGAACCCCATAGGCCGAGGCCAGTCGTAGTCCCGCTTGATAGGAGATGGTACGTTCTTAATCTTTAACTGATTAAGGGTTTGTGCTTCAGGTAAACCCCAGTTAACAGAGACCTCATGGATGTCACCCGTAGTGGATAACACCGTACTTCCTTGGATTTGCTCTGTTACTAGATGGGGCCGTCTTGTTCTGATTAGCAGCTGTTTGTTATCTAGTATTTCCATGTTTATTTTTTCTTTCGTTCCTTTGCGCTAACTTCTGAAACTACTTTGTGGTTTGACCCACGCTTGAAAGAACGGTTAGCTGATACGCTTTCGATGCGCACACCATCCTTATTTGAGCCGCCCTTGGACAGGGCTTTAACATGGGCTACATCCTTGCCTTCACGGGCATCGGCTTCACCGTTGTTGTTTGCGTCTTTGCCAGTCTTGTCGATCTTGGCACGTGCACGTTGCCGTTCGAGTCGGGCTTTACCCTCGCCTCGTTCTAGCTGTTGTTGGTATTCCTTTTTGTAAGGGCGGGGTTTATTTACATATGGCATATCAATCCTTTTTGTTGTGGGTACAACCCTTAACAGGGCAGAACTTACATAAAGGCCCACTGATTGGATTCCATACTTGGTTATCCATAGCAATGTCAATGCGTTTCAGGTCAGGCTCAAACTGCTCAAGGTAGACTCCACGCATCATGCGCTCGTGGTCTTTCTTAACAAACTCGTTGCTAACCACGAATAACAGGCCAGACTTAATTGTCTCAACTTGTGGGAAGTGTGTAAACACAGCCGCAGCCAGAATATCCAGCTGCTTAGTATCCGCATACTTGGCGTTCTTGCTTGTCTTGTAGTCGATCAGACGGGCTTCTTTCTTCTCGTTGTTCACGATCAGCAAATCGGCTACGCCACGCCACCACACATCCTTGGCAAAGAACTCGCACTTGGCGATGCGCCCCTCACGCAGGGCTAACCCTAGCTTGATCTCACAATGCTTCTCGCCCGGGATTTTGTTCAGGGCTTGCAAAGTATCGGCCATGAAGTTGAACTTCGCAGGGATTTCCTTGCCGTCACGGATGTGTTCCTCCGCAGCTAGGTGCAACTCCTTGCCGTACAGGGTAGCCGTCGAGTCCTCGTCTTTAACGTCCTTAGCTATACGTAAATGGTAGTACTTCTTAGGGCATTGTTGGAAGGTCTTGAGGCTACTGTAAGACCAATTAAAGGGGTGCTTAAACTGCATCGTCGCCACCAAACTCCAGCTTCAACATGTTTTGCAGGATGCGGGCTTCGGTAATCAGTTCGGGGCTTAGGGCCAATGCCTCTTCACCCTTTTTCTCTAACGTCAGCTTGTACATATCCTTAAGTAGCTTCTCCATCTTGGTCATGGGGGTAGCAAAATCAACATAATCCATTAACATTCTCCGTAAGATTTACCGAAACCAGACTCACAGTTTAGCGGCAATTCAGGGGCCCAAGAAGGGCGCAGCCGCATACACAATTCAACATACTCCACGCCTCGCTCAACCTCAGCTTCAGGTACTATGCAGGCAACGGCATCGTGCACCGTCATTACTACTTTATACTTCTTAGCTATCATGAGCATTTGCTCGCCAATCACGATACGGGCTAGCGCCTGACAGACGTTCTCCACCACCTTCCCGCCGTAGATGCGGTTAGGGATAACAGCTTTACCCTTCTTAGTATCGTAGACGTACTCGTACTTGTTGCCGCTCTCCTCGTTTATCCGCTGCCGTAAGTTGGGATACTTGACGTAGAACCCATTGGGCAACTTAACACCTTTAGTACCTTCTACTGACAGCACACCCTCACGGCCTATAGGTGCAGTGGAGTTTTGGATAATTGCTTGTAGCGCCGTGCCAGCCATCTTCCATAAAGCGGGGATCTTGGGGTAGGTCTCACGGTAAGTTTCAATAATCCGTTTTGCTTCTTCCAGCTCCACCTCAACACCGAACGTCTTAAGTTGGGCTTGGAATTTCGCCGCCCCCATGCCGTATCCAGCTCCCAAGATCGTCGTCTTGCCGACAAACCGCTCGTCTTTCGTAATGTCAGTAATATCCTTGCCGTATATAGCCGCTGCCATGATTTTGTAAACGTCCTCGCCACGGTCAAATGCCTCCACTAAATCGTTCTGTTCTGCCAACCACGCCAGAGTCCGCGCCTCGATCTGTGAGGAGTCGCAGTCAATTAACAGGTAGCCCTTTGGTGCATTTATTGCATACTTCAACGGCGATTTTCTAGGCAGGTTTTGCAAGTTAACTTTGTCGTCCCCGCCCCAACGCCCTGTGTGTGCAGCGTAGTAACGTAGTGGTACGGGCATCTTTCCACGTTCAGCAATCTCAAGGAACCGCTCAGTCCTAGTTTCTTCTAACGTAGATTTAACGCCCAACCGTGCTGCTGCGATAGCTTGCACCAATACGCTATCATGCTCCAGTAGCGCCTTGAACCCCTCGTCCGTCTTTGAGAAGGCGTAGGTTTCCTTACCTGTAGTTGGACTAATCTTCGTTGGTGGCACTATGCCAAAGTTACGCAGGATCTCAGCCAGTCTGGGGTTGCTCATCAGGTCGTCTTTATCAATAAGCGCCTTCTCCAGCAGCTGAGTCTTTATGTCTTGCACGTTAGCCAAGTGGCTACGTAACGCCTCCTTACCCAAAACTAACTCGGGCTCTGAGTACATGCGGATGGTCAGGTCGATCAGACGCAACTCAACTGGGGGAAAATCCTCCACCAAAATCTCAAAAAGCTTGGCCGTTATTTCAACGTCGTTGATGCAGTACTCTGCATAGCGTGATAGTTCCTCAGGGGTAAAGTCTGCACGGTGCTTACCCAGTGCGTTGATAACCTCATCACCCTTTACGCCTATTCCGTAATACGCAGTAAGTGCTTTAAGACTTCCTCCAACTTCTGTACCATGGATAGGGCGAGCCATGCTAAGAGTGTCAGCCCACCCCCGAGGACGAATGCCAAAGTACCAAGAAAGGATAGCGGCATCAAACATAGCGTTATGAGCAAGTGCAATACTCTGTCCCCAGTTATACGCACTGAGCTGTTCATGAATCTCTTCGGCGCTACCTGTGTGCCATTGCGTTGGTTTGTTTCCATCTTTAACTGCTACTCCTATTACTTCAAAGTTTTCACGGTCACGGACATACTCTTCCGTGGTCATCTTGCTGAGGCTGAACTGTCTATCGTAGTACGTCTCAAAGTCGATAGTGATGATGTTCATTCTCTGTTTAATTCCTTCAACAAATCATCTAACATTGTTAGCTTCTCCTCGTTTACCACAACGGCAACGCCTTTGTGTTTGCGTATTGCATCTATCTCACGCTCTTGCAGGGCAGTTGTTGTGTTCTTGCCCGCCTTAACTTCGATAGCGATAAAGTAGCCACGTATACAGCCCACGATGTCAGGTACTCCGCTACGCCCCATACCGTTCTGCGGTACAAAGAAGTAGTACACATCATGCGCCTTCAGTAGGTCTACAACCTTCTTCTTAACTTTGCCTTCAGGTGTTGTTGCCATATCAATCTCCTTTAGACAAAGTCTAACCTATACTTAAATAAAAAGCAAGGGTGTCGGGATATGTAGATTACACGCCCGACTCGTGTTCCGAGGTGGTGCTAACGGAGAAAGTACCCGTATCCTAATAGGCCCATTAGCACCCTCCAATCTGCTTCACATCTACAAGGCTAAAACAGATCAGAGAATTATGATCCTATTAGGCTTTCGGGGACGTAATCTTTTCAATGGCACGGTTCAAGTACCACTGGGCTTTCTGCAAGTCCTGCAACTTATTGCCCTTATGGTCTGCTCTTGATACGTACTTAACTACATTACCAAGGTGGTAGTCCAGCTTCTTGGCTTCAATAAAGTCGATGGTCTCGATGCCGCCTTCTTTATAGTGTTGTGGGTGGTTGACCAAATCTTCTACGAGGGGTGGGTGGTTAATAGTAAATACACGTGCGCCTTCCGTCTTAACGGGGGCCACTACCACACCGCTTTCATCTACCGCATAAGCGCCGTACTTACGCTTAATGTTGTACACATAACCAATGGTGCAGTTAGCTTTCTTGGTTATCTGTTTGGGTGGAAACCCTTTGCGGATTAAACCCAAAACCTTTGTCATTTTGTTTGTCTTAGTTGCGGTTACCATTTGATTCTCCTTAAAGCATATCGTCTAAATGTAATTGGTATTGTCCGTCTTTGAAGTCGTGACCACACTTCGGGCATCTACCTACTGGGTTCATCTTATTGATGAATGATCTTAGGGCTTCGTTACGCTCTCTCAATCCTACGATCTGCGCAGCCATGATGCGCACTTGATCTTTGAGGCTGTTGATCTCAGCCAAATCTCT